GCAGCAGCATTCTTCAAGCGTCTCGGGACTATTCTTGAGACAGAGAATGTCAAACATGATCCGAAAGTTCTTGTTGAAATAATCAATCAACACTTTCCAGACTGGCGTCGTATTCTCAATGAATGTCAACGTTATTCTGCTGGAGGTTCTATTGATACAGGTATTCTTAGTCTGTTATCTAATGTAAATACCAAAGAACTTGTTGGGTATCTTTCAAAGAAAGAGTTTCCAAATGTTCGCAAGTGGATCGTGCAAAATTTAGATAACGATCCTAACACAATTCTTCGCAACATTTATGATTGCATTTATGATGCACTCAAACCAAATTCAATTCCTGAAGCAGTTTTGATTATTGCTAAGTATCAATATCAAACTGCGTTTGTTGCCGATCAGGAAATCAATCTTTTGGCAGCATTAACTGAAATTATGTGTAACTGTGAATTCAAATGAGTATTGAACCTGGATACATTATCCGTCCTTTTGGACCTGTAATCTACAAAAATAAAGTGTCAGAACAGTTGCGTCAAGTTATCCTTGATGCCGCAAAAAATTCAGATATTGAAAACAATCATCTTCTCGCAGGCAATATTGATCGAGAAGTTGCTTTTCATATGGAAGTTGATACTGTTAATGAACTTCAAGAACATCTTGGAGACTGTCTTATTCAAATGGGTAAGGTTGGATTGTATCAACCACCTGTAGATCATGAATTGGATGGTATTGAACTTGATCGTCCTTGGGTCAATGTTCAACGTAAAGGCGAATGGAATCCACCGCACATTCATGCAGGAGATTTTTCATGTGTCATTTATGCACAGGTTCCACAGGAACTGAAAGACGAATGGAAGCATCCTACTCAACGAGGTAGAAATCCTACTGGGGGTATGATTGAGTGGCAATATGGACAATGGGCTCCACATAATAATCATACTTTTGGACCTATTCCACCTGAAGAAGGAGATATTTATTTGTTTCCTGCATGGTTAATTCATTATGTGTATCCGTTTACTTCGGACGTAGAACGGATTAGTTTTTCAACTAACTTCTTTTTACATTATGGACCAAAAAAAGACAACTCCTGAGAATGTAAAGGAAGCAAACGAAGCATTATTTCGTGCTACAATGAACCTTCCTACTGCTGCTGCTCATTGTGGCATGACACAGAAGGAAATGAAAATGACTTTCCGTGAATTTTTGAAGTATCATCCATCTGATTATGACAAGTTTGAAGACACCACTTCGCTATCCTGGCGGGAAATCGAGGGCGATAAGTAAAATAAATCAATTCTTTCCAGATCTTTCTAAGTATCAAGAGTATCGTGAACCGTTTCTTGGAGGAGGATCTGTTGCACTATTTGTCACACAACAATATCCTGACATCAATATTTGGGTCAATGATCTTTATGAACCACTTGCTAACTTTTGGAAGCAACTAAGAGATAACGGTGATGAAATTAAGAAATATCTCACAAATCTCAAACAAAGGCACAATGATCCAGATCGAGCCAAAGTTCTCTTTCTGGAAAGCAAAGAATACCTTAGTGCAAAACCTAAGAAATCTGATGACTTACAGCGTGCTATCAGTTTTTATATTGTCAATAAGTGCTCTTTTTCTGGTCTCACAGAAAGTTCGTCATTCTCCCCACAAGCATCAGAAAATAATTTTTCTATGCGGGGTATCGAAAAACTGTTAGAGTATTCTAACTTGATTAAAAACTGGACTATTACTAACTATCATTATAATGATTTGATTTCTTTTTACAGTGGAGATAATGCTTTTGTATATCTCGATCCTCCTTATGATATTAAGGATAATCTCTACGGGAGTAAAGGATCAATGCACAAAGGATTTGATCACGATCAGTTTGCTATTGATTGCGATAATAGCACACTTCATATGATGGTTAGTTATAATTCATCACAGTTAGTTAAAGATAGGTTCTCTAAGTGGTCTGCAGTTGAATATGAGCATACATATACTATGCGATCAACTGGCGAATATCTTAAAAATCAAAAGGATCGAAAGGAACTTCTTCTTCTAAACTACTCTGATGGGCAAGCATTATCTACTTAATTTACAAGGATGTTCATTTGTTTTATTGGACGATGAACAATACCTTAGAGATTTATTAGAAAATGCTGCAGTAGCAAGTGGTGCTACTGTACTTCAAACCATATCAAAAAAATTTGATCCGCAAGGAGTTACTGTTATTTCTTTACTTGCTGAAAGTCATATCAGTATTCATACTTGGCCAGAGCAAGGTACAGCAGCAGTAGATGTTTATACTTGTGGAGACTGTAATCCAAAAATAGGTTGCGACATAATCATTCATCAACTATACTCACAAACACATACATTATCCTATATTGAAAGATGATTACTCATTTGAATTCCGACTTTAGACCAGTCGTTCGTTATGAAAAAGAAATCCCTGGATATTATTGTAATATTGAAGGTAAGATTTGGAGTGCTAAAAGTAATAAATTCTTAGCACCAAAAGTTAAAATTGATAAGAGTTGCAATAGACTTAAATGTCATTCTTATAATTTATCAATACCTAAAAATCATTATGAAGATTATGATCATAGGGCAAATGGAAGACATAACTCACCAGCAATAACGGTAGATGCTCATCGTGCTGTAATGGAAACCTGGAGACCTATTGATAAGTTTCCTCCAGATTTGCTTGTTGACTGTTGGGATGATATTCCAGAACCTGCTAAGCATTGGATTAGAAGAACAGCATACGTAGATCACATTGATTGTAATCCAGCTAATAATCATGTAGATAATCTTAGGTGGGTAATGCCAATTGAAAACGAAGCGACAAGAAAGAAGGCAGCAATGAATGGTTGATGATATTGAAGATTGGGTATTAAATGTTTTAAGTAAACCCGAAAAAGTATTTGCAAATCTTCCACCATGTCCATTTGCAAAAAAAGCGTGGTTAGATAATAAAGTTGATGTAAAGGAATTTGTTTCTTTTGATCAACTTGAAGAAGATATCAAAGAACTCAAAGAAGTAATAATTTTTAGATTTGGAGATATATCTGCTAGAGATCTTGAAGATATTGCCAAAGAATATAATCAAAAATATCCTAATCTTTTATTCTTAGAAGAGCATCCAGATCTTGTGGAATGTTTCGATGGTTTAGTTACTAATCATGGAAAAGCAATGCTAATTGTTCAAGATAGAAAAGAACTTGAAGATGCAAGAAAGCAGTTGCAAAGAACTGGATATTATGATAATTGGAGTGAAGAATTGAAAGATCGTATTCTAAATCGATGATAGAACTTAAAGATTGGTTGAATAGTATCAATACTTCAAAGATCAATTTGATTGATGAAGATCCTACAATTGCAAATAAGTATTTGCCTTACATTGTTAACCGATGTTTATCTGGACACGTTGATGCTGTGATGTTTGCCAATGAAATGAATATCAATCATCATCTTGATAAGAAGTTGCAGTATGATTTTTTACTAAATACTTTGAGATCAAAACGGAGATTTTCTCCGTGGATCAAAAAAGAAGAATTGAAGAATCTTGAATGTGTCAAATCATACTATGGTTATAGTAATGAAAAAGCCAGACAAGTTCTTTCTCTTCTAAATGAAGATCAACTAACGTTCATTAGAAAGAAACTTGATACTGGAGGAATAAGATGAGTGTTGTCGTCGAGCCCGAATACCATTGGTCTCCCGATAAGATGGTTGAAGTTGTACTTGCAGAACCTGATGATTTTCTCAAGGTTCGTGAGACACTAACCAGGATCGGTGTTGCATCAAGAAAGGAAAAGAAATTATATCAATCTTGCCATATCCTACACAAGCAGGGTAAGTATTATATTGTTCACTTTAAAGAACTATTTGCATTGGATGGTAAGAAAGCAAATCTTAGCATCAATGATGTTCAAAGGAGGAATAGAATTATTCAACTCCTTGCTGATTGGGGACTAATTGAAGTCATCAAACCAGATACTATTTCTGATATTGCACCACTCAATCAAATCAAAGTGATTGCATATAAAGAAAAGGGTGAATGGGTGTTGGAAACCAAATATAATATTGGTAAAAAACGTACCGAACAGTGATAACCGAATAGAACACGCGGGTTTTTACAACCCGCTTTTTTATTGAAAGTCTTATAATTAGTAGTGTCGCCGTAAGGGACATTCAACTATGACGCTCAAGGAGGTCACCATGTTTGGTTCACATTCGATTACACTTAGCGTGCCTGAAACCAGGACGTATCTAGACGCAATCACAAATAAAAGTTATCCGCCACATAATATTTTCAAGACAAAAGAGGGATATTGTCTTGAATTAGCCGTAGCGGGTTTTAAAAAGGAGGAGATTAAAGTTTACACTGAAGAGGGTAATCTTTATATTGAAGGATTGCGTGAAGACAGTCCTATTGAAACGGAATACATCTATCGCGGATTAGCGTTCCGTCGCTTCAGTCGTGCATGGAAAATGCCAGATGATCTTCAGGTTGCTGAAGTTACTCATAGTGATGGACTGGTTTCTGTTATCTTTAGGAAGATCATTCCTGAAGCACAAAGGAGGAAAGATTACCTCTAAATACTTCAAAACGAATGAAGTGTTTTGTATAGTCGTGTAAGAAGACATATTTCAGCGTCGGATTTGAGAAAACTAAATGAAAATCTGACGCTGAAATTTAGAGATCAACTTAATCCAACATTCTGGGATGGGTATGTTCTGAAGTCAAATATCAGAACTGCCCTTCTTAGATTTGCTGATGCATTTGCTGAGTATGTTGAACTCGATAGTAAAGCAATCAAAGATGTATTGATGCTTGGTGGTAATGCTGGATATAACTATACAGGATTTTCTGATGTTGATGTTCATCTTGTTATAGATCCAAAGTATCTTCCACAGTGTGATCCAGAACTACTGGATGATTACTTCATGGATAAAAAAACTTTATGGTCATTAACACATGATGTTAAGGTTTATGGTTCAGATGTAGAACCTTATATTGAAAAACCTGGTGTTACTAGAAGAAAAAGTCAAGGAGTTTATAGTATTCTTAAAAATAAATGGGTTCAACAACCACAGAAGTTTGAAGGTGAACTCGATGAAGCAGAGCTTGAAAAGAAAGCAAATAATATCAAGAATAAAATTGACACTCTAATCCGAGGTAACAACGAAACAGGACTTCGTGCAATTCTAAAAAAATTAGGCACTGCTAGAAATTCTTCTTTAGATAAGTTTGGTGAATATGGATTTGAAAATCTTGTGTTCAAAGAACTACGTAACAGTGGATACATTGACAAAGTACGTAAGGCAGTGGTAGAATTGAAGGCACAGAAGCTGTCTTTACCATGATTAAGGTTTTATTATTGAAGACTAATATTATTCTTATTAGTAGAATTGAGGAAGTGTCATCTGAACTTGGTGAACCCGATTGTAAACTTATTCAACCCTTTGTAATTACTGAGACTGGACTAATTCCATGGATGTCTGCATTTACTAGTCAGACTGAAATGATGATCCATTCTGATAGTCTGCTGACTATTGTGGACGCTAACAAAGAATATCTGGATAAGTATCAATCGTTGACTGCTGAATGAGGTATTACACAAACGTTCAAATGGTAGGGAACGAGTTTCTCGTTCGTGGATTTGAGGATGGTAAAAGTTTTATTGCTAGGGAAAAGTTTGAACCAACACTATTTGTTCCCAGCAAAAAGAAAACAAAGTATACAACGTTAGAAGGACATTACGTTCAATCAATTCAACCTGGTAGCGTAAAAGATTGTCGTGAGTTTATCAAGACACACGAGAATGTAGAAGGATTTGATATCTACGGCAATACGCGATATATCTACCAGTACATTTCAGAAAAATATCCTGAAGATCATATTGAGTTTGATCTTAAGAAGATGAAACTCGTAACGATTGATATTGAGGTTGCATCAGAGCGAGGATTTCCAACAGTCGCTAACTGTGACGAAGAGATGCTTTGCATTACTCTACAAAACTATTCTAACAAAAGGATTATTACCTTTGGACAAGGACCATTCAACAATAATGATCCTGAAGTTTTGTATGTAGAATGTAAAGATGAGTACGATCTTCTTAATCGATTTCTAGATTACTGGCAAACAAATACTCCAGAAGTAATTACTGGGTGGAACTGTACGCTTTACGATATTCCTTACGTTGCAAAACGTATTGGTAAAATTCTTGGGGAAAAGGCAGTCAAGAGACTGTCTCCTTGGGGTCTTGTTACAAATGAAGAAATCAATGTTAATCATCGCCCACACGTTGTATATGATATTGGTGGTATCACTGTTCTTGATTACTTAGATCTTTACAAGAAGTTTACTTACAAAGCACAAGAAAGTTATCGTCTCGATTACATTGGTGAAGTAGAACTTGGCAAGAAGAAACTAGATCACTCTGAATTTGATACCTTCAAAGAGTTTTATACAAAGAACTGGCAAAAGTTTGTAGAGTATAACATCCAAGACGTGCGGTTGGTTGACGCACTTGAGGAAAAAATGAAGCTTGTTGAATTAGCAGTTACCATGGCATTTGACGCTAAAGTAAATTTCAATGATGTATTCTACCAAGTTCGTATGTGGGACATGATCATTTACAACGAACTAAAGAAAAAAAATATTGTTATTCCTCCAAAAAAAGATGAGAATAAAAATGAGAAGTATGCTGGTGCTTATGTAAAAGAACCAATTCCAGGAGTGTATGATTGGATTGTAAGTTTTGACTTGAACAGTCTATACCCACACCTGATCATGCAATACAATATTTCTCCAGAAACTCTTCTTGATGAAAAGTTTCCTGGTGTGAGTGTTGATAAACTACTAAAAAAAGAAGTTGATCTTAGTTCTCTTGATGGTGTAACTGTATGTCCTAATGGAGCACAGTTTACAACTAAGAAACGTGGGTTTCTTCCAGTATTGATGGAAAGAATTTATAATGAACGTGTGATCTTCAAAAAGAAAATGTTGGAGGCAAAAAAAGAGTATGAGAAGAAGAAAACTAAAGCACTGGAACGGGAGATTGCAAGATGCAACAACATCCAGATGGCAAAAAAGATCCAACTCAACTCTGCTTATGGTGCTATCGGGAATAATTATTTTCGTTACTATAAGCTGGATAATGCTGAGGCAATTACTCTCGGGGGTCAGTTCAGTATACGATGGATCGAAGCGAAGATGAACTCATATATAAACAATGTTCTCAAAACTGATAACGTTGATTATGTGGTTGCTTCTGATACCGATAGCATTTATCTTAACCTGGGTCCTTTGGTTGAGCGTGTATACAAGGGAAGAGAGAAAACTACTGAGGACATTGTTTCGTTCCTTGACAAGATCTGTCAGATGGAATTTGAAAAATATATTGAAAGTTCTTACAAAGAACTGGCAGAATATGTAAACGCTTATGAACAGAAGATGTTCATGAAGCGAGAAACAATTGCTGAGCGTGGTATTTGGACTGCTAAGAAGCGTTATATTTTGAATGCATGGGATGTCGAAGGTGTTCGATATAGTGAACCCAAACTTAAAATCATGGGTATCGAAGCAGTTAAATCTTCAACTCCAGCACCTTGTCGTTCAATGATTAAGGATGCACTTAAGATCATGATGAGTGAAACTGAAGATGACGTAATTGATTTTATTGAAAAATCAAGAGCACAGTTTAGAAAACTTCCACCATCTGAGATTGCTTTTCCACGAACAGTTTCTGATGTTGATAAGTATAAAAGTAATTTGTCAATCTATGCAAAGGGATGTCCAATCCATGCAAGAGGAGCACTTCTTTATAATCACCACATCAAAAATAAAAAACTTGGTGAAAAGTATAATGTTATTAATAATGGAGAAAAAATCAAGTTTATTCTTCTGAAAAAACCAAATCCAATCCATGAAAATGTAATTTCATTTATCAATGATTTTCCAGTAGAACTTGGTTTACTTCCTTATGTTGACTATGACACTCAGTTTGATAAGGCATTTTTGGAACCATTGAGAACTATTTTGGATAGTATTGGATGGTCTGTTGAAAAAACTGCTACGCTTGATAGTTTCTTTGTATGATGCTATAATAGATTAACACGCACAATATTATGGATTTACCAATCAATGATGAAGAACTGAATACTATTATCAAAGCTCTACGTCTTGGTGGAGATAGTGCTTTGTATGAAAAACTTAAATTGACTAAAGATCTAATGGATCAAGGATTGGCTTATAAAAAAGTTCTACGAGTACGATACGGGATTGTTTGCTGATGGACTTCTTAAAGGAAATTTTAAAAGAAATTAAAGATGAATACACTAATGTTGCCTCTGAAATTGATGAGACGGAAACTTATGTTGACACAGGCTCTTACATTTTTAATGCCCTGGTTAGTGGTTCTATCTTTGGTGGGGTCTCAGGAAATAAAATCACAGCAATTGCAGGAGAAACATCAACAGGAAAGACTTTCTTCAGTCTGGCTGTAGTCAAAAACTTTTTAGATAGTAATCCTGACGGATATGTATTGTATTTTGATACTGAAGCAGCAATTACTAAGTCACTTCTAGAAAGTCGTGGTGTTGCTACAGATCGTTTAGTTGTTATCAATGTTGTAACAGTTGAAGATTTTCGTAACAAAGCACTTAAGGCAGTAGATATATACTTAAAGAAACCTGTAGATCAGCGCAAACCTTGTATGTTTGTGTTAGATTCTTTGGGAATGCTATCCACAGATAAGGAAATTACTGATGCTCTGAATGAAAAACAAGTTCGTGATATGACAAAATCACAACTTGTTAAAGGTGCATTTAGAATGCTAACCCTAAAACTAGGGCAAGCAAATATTCCTCTTATCGTTACGAACCACACCTACGATGTTATTGGCTCTTACGTTCCTACAAAAGAAATGGGTGGTGGTAGTGGTCTTAAGTACGCTGCTTCTACCATCATTTATCTCAGCAAGGCAAAAGAAAAGGATGGAACAGAAGTCGTTGGAAACATTATCAAGGCAAAGACAAATAAATCGCGTCTAAC